GCGTCCGCGAACGGCGCGCAGCGGGCCTATCCATCCGCGCCATTGCCGACGAGTTGGCCAGCCTCGGACATCGCACCCGCCGGGGCGGATACATTGCACCGACGCAGGTTGCGCGCATCGTCCGCGAGTCGTGTGCCGCATGACCCCCGGCAGCCGGGCAGTAATCACCCGCGGCGCCCGGGTGGAGCTTTTCGCCGTGGTCGAGCGCATCGCCGGAGCCTGTCGCGACGTCATCCTGACCGACGTCCGCAACACGGCCGGGCGGCAGATGATGACCACTGGGTTCCGGTGCGCGTTGCCGCTGACCCTGCGCGCGAAGGGGCGCTTGGGGACGGTCATCGGGTGCGGCGGATACGGGGGCCAACTGAAAGTCGAGGTCGACGAATGGGACCACTGATGGCGCGGCCTGCAAATCGACCGCATCTGTAAATAAAATGTTTACACAGGGCATGGGCTCAGTTATTCTTTGTTCATGAACGGCGCCGAACGAAGCGCCCCAACCGAAAGGCAAGACGATGGAAGAAACCACCCACGAGTACGCTGCGAAGAACGGCAAGACCTACATCATCCGCGTTTACCACGAGGTCGACCGCGGCCTCTGCTTCGCCAGCGCGCGCCTCGGCCTCACCAAGTTCAATACCGAGATGAACGAGACGGGTGACGTCGATGCGGTCATCGCCGAGATTCACGCGCTGGCAGACGAGGGCGGCGCCAGCATCCCCGAACGTGGCCGCGTCTGGCACCGCCAGCAGGGCAACCCCGCCAACTTCGCCGCCGCCTGAACCCACTGACGAGGCCCCGGCAGGGGCCGAAACCGCGCACGCGGTCTGGGATGCAACACACCGATTGAAGGGGACGAACATGACCGCCATGGACCTGATTACCGATAGCGTTGAACACGACAGCATCGTGACCGCCGACCACTCCGACGAGCTCGCGGAGGAATTCGAGATGCTCTGCGACGATTGCGTTTTGAACGGTGAAGTCTATGAGTTCTGGGGCGATACCCCGGACGGCGACGAGTGGCGCGTCCACCTCCGGGTGCGCGCGTCTGGTGACGCCGAATGACCACCAGCCGCCCAGGCCGCCCCACCAAAAACGCCGTCACCCTCACCCTCACGCCGTTCGGCGCCGCAGTCGTCGCGGCCATAGACGCCCGGCGGGCGGGCCTGCGCGAAGGGCCGCGGTCCATGTCCGACCTCGCGCGCATTCTCGGCATCCTGCGGTCGACCCTGCACCTACAACTGAGCGGCTGGCGCCCGATGCCGGCCGAAGTCCTCGCCGCGATTCGTCGCGAGCTGCCGGAGATTCAAGATGGATGAGGCCGAAGAGAAAGCCCGCGCCCTGCTCGCGGCGGTCGATGCAGGGGAAGTCCCGATGTCCGACGCCGCAGACCTGACGAAGGCGCTGGCCCAATCGCTCATGCTGCTCGCGGCCATCTGCGACGCGCTCGCGGCCGAGAGTCAGCGCGCCGACCTCGCCAGGATGGACGCCGAGCGCGAAGCCCTGCGCGCCGAGGTCGAGCGATTGAAGGCGCGCGGGCCGTCTGCTACAGCGCCTTGACGGCCGCCGCGAGCTTCACCGCGGCTCGCTCCAGTTCGGCCGCCTCCACGGCAACCCCACGCGACGCAGGGGCCGCTACGGAGCGCGCAGGCCCCGGAGACGCAGGCGATGGGGCCGGCATGGACGACGGCATCGGTGCGCAGGCCGCCGACAGGCTACCCGCGACGAGGCAGGCGAGAAAGCAACGCATCGATTTGACCTCTCACGGCAGCAATCGCCGCCTCAAGCCGTGCCTGCGCAACGGCGTCATCGGTTCTTTTCATGGCGTCTGAGTCGAGCCGGGCGCGCTCTGCGTCAAGGTGCGCACGGAGCGCAACGTTCAAGGCTGCGACGTCGCCACGCACCGCGTCGAGCTGCGCGTGGTCGAGCGCCACGTCCCGCCACAGCAGGAGCGCCACGGCGAGCGCAGGCATGCCGAGCGCCCCGACGAGTCTCCAGGCGAGCCCGAGCGCCGCCGGCGCCGGTGCATTCTGAGCCATCACAACCCCCGACCGGCTAGAACGCCGAGAACGAGCCCCGCTGCAGTCCCCACCGCGACAAAGGCCCATGTGGGCGCGGTCCCAGACGCAATGCTGTCGAGTTCCGCAGAGCACCCACGAGCGGCGCGGGCAACCTGCCCGGCCGCGATTGAAAGTTCCGCGTCGTCGTCCGCGTGCGTCAGAGGGTAGGCGAGCACGGCGTCCGGCAATGAACACCCGGGCCAAAGGACGACTGACTCGCCGCGCGTGGGCAGCGACGGGCAGGCGTAGACCGCGAGCCCGAGCACGACGGACGAGAGGGTCACCGCCGCTCCTGTGCGCGCTCGACCGCCTCAGCAGCTTCACGAGCCTCCCGGGCGATGCGAGCGCGACGGACGCGCGCCACCTCGGCACGCTCGTCAGCGTCGAGGGCGAGGCGAACCAAGGGCCAGAAGATGCGGCGCAGGATGTCGATCGTGGTCACGTGGACGACCCCGGCGGCGAACTGCGCCCCGCCACGGTGCCGAGGATGGCCGCGAACGTGCCGCCGAGGGCCACAAGGTCGGAGCCGGTGAGCTTGCCCGCCACTGTGCCGACGACGCCGAGAATGGTCAGGCCGAAGACCGCAGCGAGGCCAACGATGGCGGTGCGACTCCATCGGTCGCGCGTGAGCAAGCGCACAGGCCGCATCGTGCCGGGGGTGGGCTCGTCGCTCATCAGAACGACCTCGCCCGCTCGCGGTACTCGACAGGGGCCTCGTTGACGCCGTTCGAGCGGACCCAGATGCCGCCGATGCACCCGGCGGTCACAATGGCGCCCGTCGTGCGACCGATGGTGAATCGACCCGCGCTGACCGCCGCTTCTGCAGTGGCAGACTCGAACGTGTAGAGCTTGATGCGGCCCGAGTAGAGTTCGCACGTCTGCGTGGTGCTCAGACCGTAGTAGCAGCGCAGTGTCCACATGACCCATCGGGTCGTGTATTGCAGCGCAGGCACAGTCACGACCGCTTCGTTCATGCGCAGCGGCGTAGTGGTGCCGCCCATGGTGACTTTAAAGAGCGCGTCAGTCGTGCCGATGCCGCTGTCAAAGGTCCACCCGAATCTCGACGTGTTGCCGTTGGGCGCCCATAGCAGGATGCGCGCCTCCCACGACGACGCCGACGCGGCGCCGACGTTCTTGTAGATGCTCGACTCGCCGGACGCGCCGGACGGCGTGATTGAGTAGCACGCCACGCCGTCGACCGTGGTCGATGCTGTCGCCGCGCTCTGCACGGCGGTCCATCCGTTCGCTGAGATGGGGTCGCCGTCTGCCGGCGTCCAGGTGTAGGTCCAGGTATCAGCGGCGTACCCTGCGGACGCCGCCACAAAGTCGCCGGTGGCCGACGCCGCGGCAGTGCCGAGCCCGGAAATCTGAGACGACGTAAGCCCCGTGAGCAGCGACCCGCCGACCGCGGGCAGTCCAGACGCGCCAAGGACGGGCACGTTGCCCGAACTGGTGCCGGTGTTCTTGGTCGCCGCAGTGCCGAGCCCAGAGACCTGCGACGACACGAGCCCCGTCAGGTTCGACCCGTTGATCGCCGGCAGCTTCGCCGACCCGTCGAGAACCGGCACATTGCCGGCGCTCGTCCCCGTGTTTGCCAGCGCCGCCGTCCCAATGGGAGATGCCACGGCGACCGGTCCTGCGCCCCCGTTCAGGGTCGACGCGAGTAGAGTCGACGTGTAGCCGGGCGCCGCGAACATCGCGGGCGTGTATGCCAGCAATCCGGCCCCCGCGACGGCCGCCGACGCATTCGCCGAGCTGGCGCACGCGATGCTGCCGAGCATCATCAACCCTGCACCGTTCTGAGTGATGCAACTGCCCGACGCCACCTGAAACGCGGCCATGGCGAGCGTCATGGCTCCGCTCGACGCCGAGGTCATCGAGCCCTCGACGTACAGAGCGCCTCCGACCTGCCACTCGACCGCCGAGCCACTGATGGTGATCGCCGTGCCGTACGTGGCATCCTGGAGGACGTTGTGTCCGGCCCATCGCACGCGGCCCGCTGAGTGCTCAAGGTGCGCGTTCGAGTTCGTGCCAGCGTCGATCGTGCTCAGGTCGTTCATGTAGACCACTGACGTGACACCAGTTTCCGACCCGCTGTTGTTTACTCGGATGCCCTTGCCGCTGCTCCCGAGGTACACGAAGACGCGGTCAAGGTGCAAGCTCTGCGGGCCGCTGCCGGTGAAATCAATGGCGTATGCTGCGGCCGGCGCACTGATTTGCATTCCTCGAATTGTCGTCGTGCACTGATAGAGCCCGATCGCGCACGCGCCGAAATTGACAGTCACGGTGCCAGAGATGATGGGCGTCCCGCGGTCCGTGCCGCCGACGCCGACGAGCTGCACGAACCGGGCAAGCGTCACGTTTTCGGAGTACGTGGCGGGCAGTACGTGCACTACGCGCTCATTACCCGAGGACGCGACGGCAGCGGCTGCCGTGATGGCGCTCGAAACCGTCGAGTAGGGGCAGCCGGACGGGCACACGACAAACTCAGTCGAACCGACAAGGTCACTCGTTGCCGAGTCGCCAAGCCCGAGGTTCGTCCGTGCGGTGCTCGGCGTCACGTCCGACAGGTTGTTCACCGCCTGGAGAAACGACATCGCCGAGTAGCCGGCCGCCGTCCCGAGGCCGGACACCTGAGACGACGAGATGCCGGTCAGGTTCGACGCATTCACCGCCGGCAGGGTGGCACCCATGCCGAGGACGACTGCATTGCCGTTCGACGTGCCAGTGTTGACGGTCGCCGCCGTGCCGAGGCTAAGTGCGCTGCGGAACGCCGAGGCGTCGGTCACGCCGGTGCCGTCGCCCGAGACGCCGGAGCCCGCCGCGGGCGGCGTGTACCCGGAGCCGGCGATTGCCATCGACCCGCAGACCGCCAGCGCAAGGCCGGCCATGATGGAAAATCCGATGCGCATCACGTCCCCCATACCAGGGCCGCGGTTGTCGCCGCGGTGTGTAGAGTGCAGGTCACGGTGTAGGCGTTGGCCGCGCCGGTCATCATGGCGAGAATGATCGCGAGGCGCCTCACGGCGACTTCCTGAAATACCCGCACACCTGAACGGTGGTCGCGGCGGTCGCGTAGATGGCCACCGACTGCACCGACATGCCGCGGAGAGGCAGCGTCAGGGCCGCGCCGGACGCCACGCTCAACTTGTTGCCCGTGCCCGTGCCGCAGCTTGCGCCGGCGGCTTCGCAGACGTAGACCGCGGCGGACCCGGATTTGATGAGCAGTTCCGTCCAGTACAGCGACGCGGAGAGGACCGCCGAGCCCGTCTGCGATTCGAGGTCGACAGACGTGAGCGTGTCCCACCCTCCGCTTGCGGTCACGTCTTTGCAACCGTGATAGTTGCCGCGGATGTCTTGCGAGTCCTCGGCGCGGGCGAGACTCGCCAGAAAGAAGACGAGGGCGAAGACGACGAAGACGACGGCGGCGAGCATCCGATTGCGCCGCGCCCGATTGGCGAGAAGTTCATCCATTGGTGTGCTCTCCGATGTAGTCGCCCGGGAGTGGGCGGAAGCCGAAAATGAAACCCTTGGCGTTGGCGGTCGGCGCGAAAGGCCGCGTGCGCCGGATGACACCTTCCCCTTGGCCGAGGTTGCCGAGCTGCCCGACCGCGTTTCCCTCCGTGGTCGTGATGTACGCCCGTTCTGGGTGTGTCGCCTCGCCAACGGTGATGTGCTCGCCCCACTTCGCCCGGCCGACGCGACCCACGACCACGACGTCACCTGCGCGCACGTCCTCGGGGCGCGTGATGCGGCGCTGCTCGTCGAGGATGCACAGCCGGTGCAGGCGGTAGGTGGAGCCGAGCCCGCCCGCTTCCGGGGGCGACTTCTGCCGCAGTAGCTCCGGCCGCACGCCGCTCGAGATGAGGCAGAACGCGGCGAACGCCCCGCACCACTCGGCGTCTCCGTTCGCGTCGTAGTCGTCCGGCCGGGCGAACCCGCACGCGCGCAGGTACTCGCGAATCCGGTTCGGCGACCCCGCTGGCGGCTCGCGGATGATGCTTTTCCACTCTGCGAGGGCTGCCGCCAATGTCGCATTCCCGCGACGAGGGTCGAACGGCGTGAGCATGGCGGGCGTCGTCATGCTGCGGATTGTAGCGCGCGCACGCTTCGATTTGTAGACACACGGCGGGCGAGTGCCATCAATCGTAGCATGGTCGCAAGCGCGCCGAGGGTGCAGACTCCGCGCGCTAACCGATGACCTGGCCGGCGTCAGTGCCGAGCAGCCCATCAGAATCCGCGATGTATGCCCAGGTCCGTTGCGACGCCTGAGCCTGCCCGTAGATGCGCGCCGAGATGATGTCTCCGACGCTCGCCCCGTGGCCGACGATGGTCAAGGTGTTGCCTGAGACGCCGGTGACGGTCTTCTTGACGCGGTTCGCCCAGTCGCCCGGGGCGAAGATATTCACGACGTCACCGGCCTCGAAAGACGCCGCGTCGGCGCTGCTGTATGTGTCTGCATCGACCGTGACAGCGTTGACGCTCGGGACCGCAGTGACCACCGCGCTCTGCGCCCACCCGCCGACGTAGGCCGGGAAGGGCCGCAACTCAAGCTCCAGTCGATTCGACTCAAGGTCGCGCCTGAACCCGACCACGCGGCAGACGGTGCCGCTCGCGCTCGTCGTGGGGTCGATGCCCCGAGCGTAGGCCGAGGTCAGCGTGACGACCGACCCGACGCCGATTGCGATGGCCCCGGGCATGTCGGCGCGAATGGCGCACCGCCACCGGATTCGAGGTACGCCGACCCGGGTTCGCGCATCGGCGATGATTTCGGCCGCGGCCTGCGCCCGCCCGCCGACGCTCGTCACATGCACGCCGGGGAGGTCGATGACCAACGGCTGCCCCGAATCAGAGCCGGCCGCATTCGTCTCGACGGAGCACGACACGTTGACCTCTTCGGCCGTGTCGCCCGAGTAGTTCAGTTTGACCACGTAGGCGCGCACCGTCCGCCCGTCAATCTCCGTGGTCACCGGGTCGCGGCCGTTGCGCGCTTCGAGGTCGCTATCCGTGAGCGTCAGCACCGACGCCCGCACGTCGAGCGCGCCCATGGAGACGAGCGCCAGTTGCCACGAATCAAGGGAACTGTCGTAGACGCTCGCAATCTGAGCGCCCGACGCGAGCAGAAGCCCGGCGCACTGCTCGGCAATCGACTTGCCGCGGACCGCCTCGTAATCCTGCCCCATCAAAGGCCCCGGCGCCGCGAGCCGCGTGAAGCTCGCGAAGTCCACTGCGCGCGTCGGCAGGTTGCAGCCGATGGGCATCACGTCGTAACTCGCGGAGTTGTCGCCGTCACCCGTGCCCGAGACGAGCAGCTTGAGCATGTAGACGCCGGGGTCGGAGTCGTAAGCCGCGGCCACGACCTGCACCGACAGCGGCTGGTCGCTCGGCATCTGCACGATGGTCCGCTGATTGTCTGGGTTCACGACCGCGAACCAATAGACCGTCGCGCCCGTCTCCGGGTGCGACGCGCTTGTCGAACCGTTGATCCACATCCGCACCGGGTCGCCCGACCCGATGACCTCAATCTGCTGCTTGCTGCCGCCGCCCGTGTAGATGTCCGCGGAGAAAGGCCCGATGTAGGGCTCCCCGCTCTGATACCACCACGCGGCCGGGCCTTGGTGCATGTAGCGCTGCGATGGCGACACCGTTTCGAGCGATGTGATGTCCATGTCCCACGGGATGCTGCGACCGCCGGGCCGGTTCGCGGTCTTCTCGCCGCGCACGTCGTCCGCCGTCTCGCCAATCAGCCACCCGCCAACGCAGTGATTAGACCCGCGGAGCGTGGAGACTTCGGCTGAAGCTCCGTTCGGGCCTGCCGCCTGAACCGTCGCAATCAGCGCCCACGAGTCGCCGACCGGGGCGAGGCTGATGTGGGTCATGCGGTTTTGTCGGCCCGTGTCGTTAGGGTCCGCCCAGCACGCAATAACCGTCTGCCACGTCTGCGGCGTGTTGATCACGTCCATCAGGCGCCGAGGCCACGCTACCACCTGGTCAGCGGCTCCGGCAGGGTCGACGAGAACGAGCGGGCATCGCGTGGGGAATACCTTCCCGACCCGAGTTGAAATGAATGTCGGGTGGCCCGCTGCGAGCTCGTCCTCGACGAGCTGCGCGAGCGGGCTAAAGGCGCCAAACGACAGCACGGGGTTCGCCCACGCCGTCGCCGTGTCGTGCTCTGCCGTCGCCCACGAATGCCCCTCCCATTCAACAGTAGGCGTGCGCCCAATCGTGTCGAGCGAGTCCGCGGCATCCGCCCACAGCGTCACGACACCCGTTGCACCGTCTGCCGCGACCGCCCATCCCGGGAACCCTGCAAGGGAGATGCGCATGGAGAGGTCAAGCCGGTCGCACTTGCCCACGCGGAACTGGTGCGCGCCGCCCACGGACTTGGCGGTGCGGGCGAGGGGGCCGACGCCGAGCTTGTAGGCCGCTACCGCCGACATGGGGGCGATGCGCAGGGTGCACGTCGGCCCGTCGCACGTCGGCACGGACTCAATCACGCCCTCCCAATAGCACTCCCAATCAATCGGCACGCCTGCCCCGTCGAGCGCCGCGACGTGGATTGAGGCATGCCGCCCGCGCCACGTCGTCACGTCCGAGGTGACCTCCGGGCGCTCGTTCGTGGCAGTGTCGACCGGGTGCTCCTGCGAGACCCAATTGTCGGCGCCGCGGACGCAGCCCGTGAAACGGTAGTAGTTGCCCGGCGTGCCGTTGCCCGCTGCAGCGTTGGCCCAGATGACCTCGTGTCCGAGGTGAATGACGCCGGGCAGGGTCCACGCGCTCACGTCCTTCGTGACCTCGACGGTCGTGGCGCCGGTCAACGCCGGTGCGTGCGTCAACGCAGTCAGAAGATTCACGCGCCGAGTCGACGACGAAGGCCCGGCCACGCGCATCAAGTAGTCGCGAGGGTTGACGCGCGCACCGGCCAACGTCAGCGCGTCGGTCGAGCGGATGACAACGGTGACCGATGGCTGCCCTGCCACGGGCGCCACGTCGTCGATGCGCGCTTCCACCGCGCCCACGTCGAGAACGGCGTCCAGCAGGTCGACAGGGGCGCGCGCCGTGGTGCCGCCTGAGTAGTAGACCCGGCCCGCGGTGACGTTCGTCCCTGGCGCCGCAGAGTCACAGAAGCGGTAAGGCAGGCCTTCGATTGCGATGCAGTAGGCGACGCGGCGACGGTCGATGGTGCTGAATGCCGTCACAGTGAATCCGGGGGCACGGGTTGAATGATGGCCGAGACGATGGCGCAGTACGTGCCGCGTAACCGGAAGACCACGACGGAGCTGGCCTTGTCCGCGAGGTTGAATCGGCGCGGCGGCGTCGGAGTCGCGCCGCCCTCGTCGCCCGTGGTGTAGCGCGCCGCCGACTCGCAAAGGAACGGCCGGAGCTTGAACACGCCCCGGTCGAGCGTCTCGTCGCCGCGGAGGTCGCGCGCCTCGCGGGTCCACGTCGCTCCGACCTCGACGACGGTTCCCGAAGCGTCAACGACGTCGACCGTCAGCGCGGGAACGTGCGTGCTGTGCTCGTAGGCGAGGCACCACACGCCAATGTGGACGATGCTCACGGCCTCGGGCACGTAATAGATGCCATAGGCCGTCTCGTAGTGGTCGACCTCGCCGAGACGGTAGCCGACGTCCGTTGCGCCCGTGAGCTTCGGTCCCTGGTAGACGCTAAGAGAGGCGAACCCGCGGATGTGCACCGCGTTCAGGTGGTTCACCGCGCCGGCCGCGGTGACCAGCGTGCGGCCCGACACGGGGCGGCCGATGTTCGTCTCGGCGACTGCCGGCGGGCGCCATGCCATCGGGACCGGCGAGCCCATCAGACCCCCCACACGCAGACGCCGCGAATCTCCGCGGTCGTCAGGCCGTCAACGGCGCCCTCAAGCTCGTAGAGGTTCACGTCCGCATCGGTCGCGCTCGGCTTCGTCCAGATCAGCAGCGCGACCGTTCCCCACCCGTCAGGCATGTTGCGCAGGACTCGGCGACGGGGCAGGACCATGGTGTGACTGTACCACGCAGTCGCAGTGCCCACGCCCACGTTCATGGCGGCCGTGGCGAGCGGTTGCAGCGTCGCCGAATCGACCGCCATGACGCCGATGACGGTGGCGCTTGCGGCCTCTGTGGCGCGCACGTTCACAGTGACCGTCCAATCCTTGCGCGCGGTGTCCTCCCAAACCGGAACCGTCCAGATATGCGGCCATGCGACCATGGGGCGGCCATCGTTGCCGAGCGCGGTGTTTTCCACGCCGGACCACGACACGTAGACGTGTGGAATCGCGCGGATTGCCGTCAGATTGTTGACGAGCTGCGCACCCGCGTAGCTGCCGACCGTCTCGTCGGCGTCGAACTCGTCGCCATCGAACGGTATGGCGCCTGCACCGTCTGCGCCGGTCGAAAGGGACGCCTGCGCCGGCACCATGACCATGACGCCGCCGAGGCTGATGGTCGTACCGTTCGCGTCGAGCCAGAGTTGCACAGTGTCCGACCCGCCGCTCGTGTCGACCGTGAGCGCCAGCGGGCCATAGAGCGCCCAGGATGCGGTGAGCGCCTGCAGGCCGGTCACGCCGCCCGAGCCTGCCCGGAATTCGGCCGTGCCGAGGATGCCCGCCGCGTTCTTCGCGTAGACGTAGCAATCCACGCTCGTCGCCCCGCGCGTGTCTGGGATTTTCCACTCGCACACGGCCTGCGCCGTTCCGCTCGTGTACGTCACAACCGCGGTCCCAGGCGGCGAACTCGCGTGGCGCAAGGGAAACGCCTGCTGGATCCGTGGCGTGCCCGACCCGGCGTAAGCCTGCGCCCAATTCGACGATTGGAACAGCGCCGCGATTGACTCGTCGAGTTGCTGCCCGGCCATGAGTTGACCGATGTCCGGCGCCGGCTCAGATGCTGGAATGGTGTTAGCCATCGAGCGCCCGCAGCGACCACGAGGCCGACGTCCGCGTGCGAGGGATGCCCGACGCGAACGCGAGCCGCATCGTCCGGTCGGCCCCCGTGGCGACCTCGGCGCGCATCCGGCCGACGATTGCGCCGGTGCTCGAGACGAGCGTGGTGCTCTGCGCAACTGGCGTCAGCCCGCCGGCAAGCTGCGCGTGCAGGGACCGACCAATGCGCGGGTCATCCCAGCGCGGCACAAGCGTTGCCCGCGCGCCGGGGTAGAGATAGGGCGAGACGCGATGGAGAAGCTGTTGTTCCTCGTCAAGATGCGCCGCGTTCGTCTCGACGTAACCGACGCCGCCCACGACGTCGGCCGAGACAGACACATCCCGCCAGGTTGCGCGCGACCGACCGGCGACACGACCAGAGCCGAGATCGAGCGCAGAGCCGACGTGCTCGCGTGCGTGGTCGACAACGCGCAGACCGGAGCGCATCAAAAGCAACCCTCGCGGCGGGTACGTGGCGACGAGCATCCGCACGCCGAGGGCGTTGGTCGCAGTCTCGTCGCCCGTGAATCCGAGCATCCGCTTGAACGTCGCAGACACCCACGTCACGGAGTAGGCCGCGCCCATGTCTGAATCCCAGGACGTGAACACGCGCCCTTCCGAGTCGATGCCCCATCGGATGCGTTTGTTCGTGCCGTCAACGGCGCTGTTGTCCCACTTTTCCAGCGTCTCGGCCACGGCGTCCGCGTCTGCCCCGCCCGCCGTCGTGAGGTAGGTGGGCAAGCTGTGGACGTGCGTCTGATAGATGGGGAATTGGCCCAATCCGCCGCCGTCGTCGACCGTGAATAGGCTCGATGTCGTCGCTGGGAATCGGCCGCGCGTCCAACGCTGCGTTGCGGTGACGACCTCGGCGCCGCCGACCGTCGTGCTCGTCAGCGTCCCGCCCCACCCCCACGGGTCCGTGACGCCCGCGTAGAGGGTGATTGTCCCCGCGGCGCCGGTGACGCTGAGTTGCAGAAACCCACTCGAATTGATGGAGAGCGACGGCGTTCCCGTGAGCCCTGCGCCTGCCCATGCCGCGGCGACCTCGGCCGAGAGCGTGCGAAAGGACGCCCACCCGGTCAGCATGGCCATGACGTCAGGGTAGTGTCCCGAATCGTGCATGGATGCGAGCGCGGGCGCTGTGACCGTGTTGCCGTTGCGCGAGTAGAGAGTCGTGGACGCCCACTCGCTCATGTCCAGGCCGGCGATAATGGCGCTGCTCATGCTGCCCCCATGGCAAAGTGTCCATTCATCCCGCCGCGGCGGGCTTCGCGCTCGTTACTGCGTCGCATGATGGCGGCCACGGGTTCCTCGCCAATCTGGACGGAGACGTATACCGGGGCCTCGCCTCGGCCGCCACCGCCGCCCGTGCCCACCGCGGCAGAGCTTCCGCCGCCGCCACCGCCTGCAGATGCGCCGGCGCCGCTCGACTTCGCCCCGAGTTTGTCTGCGCCGAGGGCACGCGCGGTCACGCCGAGGGCCGCGCCGACGCCGAACATGACGCCGCCGGCCGCAGCAATGGACGGGGCAGAGAAGCCGAGGCCGGGCACGAGTGCCGCAGCAAGGGCCAGCCCCTCCAAGAGCACGCCGTAACCGAACGCCTGCGCGGACAGACCCGCCAGCGCATTCCCTGCGGCCTTGGCGACGCCCTTCGACCCGGCGTTGCCTGAGATGATGATGTTCGTCATCATGCTGCCGACTGCGCCCGCGATGACGGAGAGCGCCTGCTTCAGTATGCCGCCCGCGTCGGTGGCGCTCGAGACCATGCGACCGAACGCCCCATCGAACGAGCCCGCGAGCATGTCCATGGCGTTCGCCGTGGTCGCCGCTTCGGTCTGCACGCCCTGCATGTGCGCAATCATCATGGCGTTGCGCTGGTCTTGAACGAGTTGGAAGTCGGCCATCTCCTGAGCCTTGGCCCGCGCCGCCTCGGCCGAAGCGTCGTAGCTCTCGCCCTGCATGCCGCCGATGCCTGCCAGCGCGCCCGACTCCATCGCACGGCGCGGAGACTGCTCGGCGGCGATGCGCCCGACCGTGGCGCCGAGGGAACCGTCAACGGCCTTGCCGCTGCGTCCGCCACGTCGACCAGCCGACTCGTAAGGCGCCGAGAGGCTGCGCAGTTCCGATGCCGCCGCGTCGTATGCCGCACGGAAGCCGCGGCGCTGCTCGTTGATTTCGATTTGCCGCCGCCTCAAATCGATGGCGAGCGGATCAGTCGGGAGCAGCTTGCCGGCGCTCGCCCGGTCGATGACGAGCGCGGCGTTTCGGCGCTCAAGCTCGGCGACGCCCTCCAGTGACTTACGCTGCGTCTCGCGAGCAGTCTCAATGTCCTGCTGGAGCTTCTGCGCGCCCATCGCTTGGTCGAACGGAAGCTGCTCGCCCTTCACGCCGAGCGAGCCGCCGACCATGGCGAGGCCGGCGCGGGCCTGCGAGACGCGCAGCTCGTCGAACTTCTTCGCGGACTCGACGGCAACCTTGGCGACTTCCTGCCCGTAGGCTGTCATCGCGTCGGTCATCATGCCGGTCTGCTTCGTCGTGTCCTTGAAGAGCTGGTAGAGGCCGTATAGGCCCGCTGCGGCGCCCGCGATGATGGTGCCGAGTTCCATGCCCGGGATGATCTCGGCCGCCTTGCGTAGAAGCGTCAGGCCCGACGACGCGAGAGAGCCGGCCTTGCCGAGCGCGCTTGTCTCCTTGGCCAGTTCCTTGGTCGGGTTGAGAAGCCCGTCGAGTTCCTTCTTTGCAGCCTGCTCGGCGCGGACCTTCTTCACGATGGCTTGCTCGGCGTCCTGCAGCGCGAGCTTCTCCCGAATCATGCCCTCGTCGAGTCGAGCCGCAGCGCGGGCCGCTTCGTCCGCGGCTTTCGCCTGCGCGCGTTCGGCCGCTGCAACGTCGCGGTGCGCGGCGGCAGTCTCGTCCGCGCCCGAGACGGAGAACTCAAATTCGGTCCTACCGATTGCCATAGGCCGCCGCCTTTCGCCGTGAATCGGCCATGTGGTCCGCCTCGACCGCCTGCCACTCGGCCTTGACCGTGAGCACTGCATCGGCGAGCGATGAAGGCAGCGCGTCAAGCGCGCCGACCGTCTGCCCGGCGTTCACCCATGCCACCGCGCGCATCACAGCCACGACCCATTCCGACCGGGCGGCCCATTCGATGCAAAGCGGCACGAGCTCGCCGCACGTCCAGCCGTAGATGGATGGCTCCCGAGTCTCAGGGTGCGGCACGCAGTCGCCCGCGTGGGCTTCCGGCGAGCCGTCGCACGTGCCGTCGCAGTCGATGCCGGGAGAAGCGCCCGCATGGATTAGGTCGGCCCGGCGGACAAGGGCGCGCAGGACGAGCCGACCAATTCCCCCATGTGGGACCACGCGTGCGCGAGGCCGAAGACCTCCGCGGAGTACGCCGGCCAGTGCGCGCCGATGCCGCCAGGTCCGTGCAGGGTGTCGAGCGGGAAGCTGCCCGTGGTCACCGCGGGGATGCCCTCAATACCGCTGTCCACGATGGCGCGCTCGAGGACGCCCATGATGTAGGCCCCCGAATATCGAACGGCGCGCGCCTTGTGGTCTGCGAGCGACGCCGAGGCCAATGCCGCAGCTTCCTCGGCCTGCGCGAACGCCTCGCCCGAGAGCGCCCGCAGCGTGACGCGGCAGACGCCGGAGAGGTCGGTCATGAGGCAGGCGGGGTCGAGCGTGGACCGGAATCGGTCCTCCTCGGCTTCGATGTCCTCGGCCGGGGTGCCACTGACGACGCGAGCCGCTCGACGCTCGCGGTACTCGGGATCGGAGAGCAGGGGTAGGACCGTGATTTGCCCGGTCCGGTGCGCGCGCTTAAATGCCATGATCCGCCGCCTTTCAGGCCGTGAACGCGAGGACGAATTCCAGATTGCAGGCGCCGGAGCTTCCGCTGTCGCCGGTGTAGTCGCCTGCGCGGAAGCTCACTTCCTGCGTCTTGTCGGTCGGCGCGAATGAGACGCCGGGGTCGGCTGCGACCTCGGCCGCGCCCACCCACACGCAACATCCGTTGCCGGCCGCATTGGCGCCGGCGGCGGTGAAGCCCACCGACCGCTTCTCGCCGAGGCGCAGGACTTCGCGCCAGTCCGCGCCGGACGTGGGCGCCGTCTGCGTGAACGAACCTTCAAGGTTCGTTGCCGTGATGGCCGTCTCGGAACGCCCCGACCGCGTGGCCTGGTCTGCAACAGGTTGCAGGTCGTTCACAATCTTGGCCGACCACGTACGCGCCGGCAGGGCATCCGCCGTGCCCGACCACGGGGCCGCGTCGCCCGCGTGGTCTTCGGTCACGAGCATGGGAGCGACGAGGGTGACGAGCGGGGTCGTGGCGCCGGACGCGGCGCCCATGGGATAGGGTTCCGACACGGCCTTGACAACCGCCGCGCGGTATTCGCCGTCAGGGAATTCGACCTCGGCACGCCATGCGAGCGAGGCCGCGCCGGTGCGCATGATTTCCATCGACTTGAGCCGGCCGCCGACGCCGATAAGCGTCTGTGCGGCGTCGGCGAGCGCGAACTGAGCCACAACCGACGAGCCGACTGACCCACCGCGGGCCGGGTAATACATGTGGCACTGACGAACGGTTGCGGTGCCGGCCGCGGCGATTCCGTGGGGTTCGAGCGTGGTGATGGTGTTCGTGGCGCCCGCGTCGACGCGGCTGGTGACCTTGCAGAACCGATATGTGCCGTCCGTCTGCGTCACGGCGATGATGTCGCCGGCCGCAATCGTGGCATCGTTGCCCGGGCTCGGCGTCGAGAACGTGTTGGCGCTGATGTACGTGCCCGTGCAACTCGTCCCCGGGGTGCGGATGGTCGCCGCGCACCCGGAGGCCATGAGCAGGCCGAACGCAGTGGCGCTCGGCGAGAGTGCGCCGAAACCGCGCAACTCGCCCTCCAATGGCACGGTGCCCACGAGGCGCTTGACGGGGCCGGACCCGTTCACGGCCGCCTCGACCCGGGCCTGCGACATGCCGCCCGAGAGCGTCACGTCGGAGCGGTCGTAGGCCACTTGTCGCAGCGCACCCGCGGCGTTGGCGAAGCTGTCGATGGTGATTTTCACGCTGCGAGCGGTAAGGCCCGCAATCGTCGTGTCGTCGAGCGCCCGCGCGTCGGTCGAGAGGATGGAGCCGAAGGCGGCTTCGGCCGCGACCATGCACGTTGCGCCGTCGTTGATTCCGGCCATGTCAGACCTCCCATTCCGCGAGAAATTGAACCTGAAGAATCGACCCGATGGACTCGCCGCCGTTGCCGATGGCTTCGGCTCTCTCCGGCTGCTCGGGCGTGATGTAGTGCGCGAACGTCGACCAATTGGTCGCCGTCCGCAGGGCGCCGAGGATGGCCGCTCCGTCGCGGGCCATGGCGTCGGCGCGCTCTGTCTCGGACCGAAATGCCGCACGGGCGTAGCAGACGCGGACGGCGCACCCGTGGCGCACGTAGGCGGCAGACGGGAGCCGAATCATCGGCCCCTCGTAGACCGCTCCGAGGGGCACGACCTCGAAAGCGCGAGCCACCATGAACGCGATTTCGTCGATGCCCACGGGCGTCTCGACCGCGCGCCGGGTGAACGGCACGCCGGCCTGAACGGTCGGAGTCAGCGCGGCGATGACGGCCGCGACGCCGTTCAGGACGTCAGAGAGAGCCACGGGAGCCCCCTGCGGCCTTGCGCTGCGCCATGGTCATGAGCTCGGCAAGGATTAGTTGTCCCTCGGCGTGGTCGGCTTCCGAGAACCCCATGAACTGCCGGTCACCATCGACCCGCGCGCCGTATACCTGAGCCTCGCCCGTGATGCCGATGGTGGCTTGCGTGCGAGTGGACGAGATGACGCGCACGGAGCGCGAGAGGCGACCGGAGAGCGTCAAGTCAACGCCCGTGCCGACGCGGCCCGCCGAATTGGTCAGGCCCTTGCGGTTGGCGTTTTTGTATTCGGCGTAACCGCCGACGTAGAACTTGCCGGCCGTGTCGCCGATGCGGCTGGAGTCATACCCGCCGCCCGGCTTCTTCGGCCCCTTGACCCACGCGAATTCGATGCCGCCGCGCAGTCCTGCACCTGGCCCAGGGGTCGAGACGCCGCCGAGGGCGCGCGACGCCTGCGAGCGGCTGTAAATCTTGAGCGGGCGCGTGCTGTACTTCGCGAACGGCCGCCCGTCCACGCCGATGCCGAGGTCGAACGTGCGCCGGACGAGATGGTCACGCATGAGCACGGCGAACCTGCGCATATGTTCCGACGTCCAGACGAATTCAGACGTGCGCTCGCCGGTATGGACGACACGGAGGCTCACCGCTCCCCCCACTCGTCGGTCCGGAAACGCTGCGTCGGAGTGCGCGCCACGGCGTCCGAGTCCGACACGTCGATGATGCTCGACCGCGTGGTGAACGCCCGCATCGACAGGCGACCGGGGGTGACGTTCGATTCGCCCGCGTCGACCACGCCGTCGCCGTCCGTGTCGACCCACTCGACGCCGGCTTTGCCAATCCGGTCGAACTCGGCCGTGATGTCGCGCTCGAGCTGCTCGATTTGGTCGCGGCGATTGGCGCCGGCCTCCTGCAGCCCGCGCATGACCAGCAACCGCGTCTCCATCGCGTGCGCGTTACGGAACTGCCCGCCGGTCACGTCCTGAATCGTGCGGCCTTCGGGCAGGATGGCGACGACGCGCTGAATCAGTGTGTCATGCGCAATCTCAATCTGCGGCGCCCATGAGGACTGACCGGGCGGGATGTGCTGTGCAAGCCACGGCGACGACGCGACGAGGCGGGCAGAGGTCAGGCCTGTGCTGAACGGGGCGCGGACGATGTAGAGCAGGCCCTCGTCAACGATGGGGTCGGGCGCGGTGAGGCCATCGACGACGCCCTCCCACGAGACTGCCCACCGCACCGGGCCTTGGATGGTCGCCGGAGCCGTGCGCGTGACCGACCAGACCTGCCACGCCACGACGCCGCCCGTTGCGATTGTGTGGGGCAGCGGCTCCGACAACTCGACGACGAACGTTTCGTTCCCCTGCGACACCATGCGCAGAACACGCACGGGGACTTGCGAGGACGGGCCATAGCTGATGAGCGCCGGCACCGGAAGGATTCCGGGGATCGCGAAGTCAACGACCGTGACGCCGAGCGTGATGGACTTGCGGTCGCTGCTGATGGATGCGATTTCGTCCGCCGCCCGCTGCGTGAGGGACACGGCCTGCGTGCCCGCCGCGTAATAGATGGACAGCGACGCAGAGGTCGCACGGGCGTTGGGGTGCGGCGGACACCAGATGAAAGAGAAGTCATTGGAGGCGGCGAATCGGCGAGCGGTCATTTGCGCCCCTTCTTCAGCGACGGCGCATTGATGAGCGCGATGTCAACGGCGGTCGCGCGCTTGAAGCCCGCGCGGTCAGCCTGCCCCGGCAGCATGTGGAGCCACTGGTGCCGGCAGTTGTAGCCGCCGCCGAAGTCGGCCACGGGCATGCCGGGCGTCTTGTTCCGCAACATCGCCACCTGGTCACGAGTGAACGCAAGGCCGGTCGCGCCGGAACAGAACGGGCGTTGGAGGCCATCGACCGGCCCCGAGTAGACCCACAGAAACACGTCGCCTTCGGGGTCAACTTCGTCGGCGATGGTGTTCGAGATGATGCGGTCATACGCCGCCGTTGCCGTGCGTGCCTCGGTGACCATCTGCGGCGTGAGGTCGGTCACCATGTCGACGATGCGCTGCCGAACGGCGTCGGGAGTCGCATAGATGGCCTCGGACGACGAGCGCAACAGGGCGTCGCCGAGGATGCGCCGGATGTTCGTGTCCCAGGCTGACGCGGCGTTTTCGAGTGCGCCGCGCTGAACGGCGGTCCACCCTTCGACGTCGAGGCCGGTGAGAGGCAGACCCGCGGCCTCGGCGGTGTTCGTGAGCGCCATGTCGGCCAGCTTGCGCAACTCGCCCGCCCACTGCTCGCGGGCTTCAGCGAGGATGGGCAACTCGCCATCGCTCACGTCGTCGAGAATGGTCAGCGCGTCGTCCAGGCTCATGGCCAAGACACGCCCGCGAACGTCGCCGCCCTCGCCGCGCTCGACCCAGTCGAGGAGAGAGCTTCCGAGGCCGTCCGCGAGTCGCTGGAGCGCGTTTTCCACGCCCGCGCCTGCATCCTGTGCAATCGCGTCGCGCTCTGCCATCCATCGGCGCACGGCCTCAGGCACGCGGGGTGCTCCGGGGCCGGGCTGCTCAAGAGTCAGGGCGTCAAGAAACGGGATGACAGGCCCGCTCGCGCATGCGTGCAGGTCTGCCATCATGTTAGGCCCCGGCCTTGGCCTTGCGGCCACGCTTGACCGGCGCATGGGCCGGGGCGTCGAGGGTTTCGGGGTTGTGCGGGGTCGCCACGCCGATGGCGGCGAGGAAGTCCGCAGCGGCTGCCCCGGCGTCGTCGCAAGGGACGAGGCAGGGCGCCCCATCGACGCCGGGGAACGAGCTGATGATGTACGCCGCCCACTCGTCCGGCACGTCGTACACGTTGCCCGCGCGCATCGGGACCTGCTTCCCACCAGGATGGCAGGATGCTGGCTCGGCCGCCACGTTCTCCGGCCGGTAGGCGGCGCGCATTAGCCGTTCACCGAGGTCAGGATGTACGCCGGGCGGTAGACCGCGGAGGCGTAGGGCGTGACGAGCGCATAGGAGTGTTTGCCCACCAGTTGCAGGCCGTGCGGGTCGGTCGTCGGGTCCTCATAGCCGCGGTATTCGGACTCGCGGACGATGGCGAGCGACACGAGTCCGTTCGCCGTGATGCCGCCGCCGATGCTGTAGGCGTTGGACAGACCGTCTGCACAGTGGAATGCCACCTTGCCCGTGACGAACTCGCTCAGGACCGCCGTGCTCGCGGGATTGGCGCTGTTGTACATCGTCTCGACGACGTGCACGCCCTTCGACAGGCCCCACTTCTCGGCCCAGAAGGCGAGCGTGGCATCGGCCGCCAGGACCGGCGCCGCGTTGGTCGCGCCGCTAGTCCGGTACCAAACGCCGAGCGTCTCCGGGTGGGACCGGAGCGTCTGCAGGACGTCGAACGAGATGACGGCATAGTCGGCCTTAGCGCCGCGGGCGCGCAGGAGGTTTTGCACCGCCACGCCGTCCTTCGCTGGGCTCGACCCGGCCGCGCTCCAGGCCGTGCCAACGCCGCCCGTCAGCCCAACCACGGTGGCGTTGCTGAAGCTGGACGTGTTGAACACGGTCGAGCACACGTCGTACTCGAAGTCATCGAAGATGGCCGACGTGAGCTGCAGCGCACGCGACATCTTCATGTTTAGCAGGGCGATGCGGTCGTCCCCAGTGCGGTCGATGTCGAGCTGGTCGATGAACGCCTTGGGGGCGCGCTCGATGCACTCATAGTCGGTCGTGTCGAACGCACGCTCGCGCGTGACGTCGACGTAGGTTCCGCCCGAGTTGCGCTTGAGCGCCCCGGTCCCGACCACCCGCGCGTCGCCGAACTGCTGCGCGAGGGGAATGGCCGCAAACTGGCCCTTGAAGTAGCTGGCGTTCGGCAGGCTGAACCCGGCGAAGCCGAGCTTGCTAAACGTGTACTTGCCCTCGTTGGCCGCGGCCGACGTGAGCAGGAGATTGCTGATGATGGGGTTGGTACGCCCCGAGGTCAGGTTGTTGCTCGCCATGGTCCGGCCTCCTTAGGTGTTCAGGGTGTAGGGAATGGCCGGGTGAACGAACGCGAGAAACAGCTTGCCATCGCCGGAAGCCGCCTCCAACGCTTCGCCCTGGATGAACTCACCCGCGGCGGCAACCTGCGCCTTGCCCGCCGCGGTGGGGCTGAACTTGTCGCCGACCGCAATGGCTTCGCCGGCCATGACGAGCGTCACGCCATGCTTGACCACGGACACAGGCAACCCGGCCGTGTTGCCGCCACCCTGGGCGATGACGCCGAGGTGCTTCTCGGAACCGCTGATGAGCGGGTCGGCGGCGAGGTTGACGCCGCTGTCCGACTTGACGATGTACCCGGCCTTGGCGGACAGGTCGATGCCCGTCTTGGCGATGTACATGTGAACGTAGTTGCTTTTCACGCGGCCACCTCCTTCGCCGCGTCGGCGAGGCTGATGCCCTTGGTTCGGGCGAGGGTGATGATGCGGTTGTCGAGTTCGTCAGGACTGACCGCCTCGGCCGTCTGCCCGTGGCCGAGCGCCACCACCGCGCGCTTCTCGGTCGAGCCGAGAACGCGGGCGCGGACGTCGGCGCTCATGGAGAGCACGTCAGCCTTCAGCGCGTCGGGCACGATGTGACCCTTGGCCTCGTAGCTCTTGACCTCGGCGGTCACGGCCTCGGCGTGTCGAGCCTTCTCCACCGCGTCGAGACGCTGCGCGAGCGCCACGACGTCGGCCTTGGCGGCGTCCGCCTCGGCCTTGTAGGTGTCGCGCTCGGTGCGGGCGAGCATGAGCGCGTCATGCTCGGTGCGCGAGAGCGTCACCACGTCGGCCGGCGCGTTGGTGCCGGCCCCCTGATTGGACCCCATGGGGCCTCCTTTGGGGCTCTCGGCCCCGGCTGCGGCCCGTGCGAGGGCCAGTGAGTCGATGTTGTTCTGTCGCGGCGTCGGGGTGAGGCTGACGCTGTGCAGCCCGCGCCCGAGCGGCTTGCCCGTCGCCGGGTCGTGCATGGTGCCGACGAGCGTGGGCGAGAAGAAGAGAAGCCCCGGGTTCGCGCCGAGCATCGCAGCGCCGGCCGCGGTGTACTCGGGGACGCCGTAGAGGCCATCGCCGGGGCGGTGCTCCAGAGCCGTCACACGGCCGTAGAGAGGCACGGCCGCGGCGTCGGTGCCGCCCGCCTGCGCGCCATAGAGGGCGTGGGCGTAGTCGATGGGGATGGAGAACCCGGCGCCCGCCGCGGTGACGATGGACGCGAGAAGCTCGTCCGTCACGTCGAGCAAGTGCGCGCCGGTGTATGCGTCGTGAAGCGGGCCGACGCGCATGAGCTGTGCGACCTTGCCGCGCACCAAGCCCTCAGCGGCCGGGGCGTGCACCGGGGCCATTTCGCAGAGCACGGCCGAGAGAGGCAGCGGACCGGGGGCGTCAACGTAGGTCTTGACTTCCTCGACGCGCACCGGCTCAGACAGGACGAGGCGCCCGTCCTCGCCGCGGCTATAGTTCATCCGGTAGTAGGCATCATCGCCCGTGCCGCAGACCTCGCCGATGACCGAATCGCCGGTCAGGCCGTCGTCCTCAATACGAATCCAGGGCTCCGAGCCCATTGGGGCGACCCCTCGCAAGCGCATGGTCACCGCGTCGCGCAGTTCCTCCATGAAGTCGCCGAGGCTCTGCCCGTCGTCCGTCGGAATGGTCATCGCCATGAGCGTTTCGCCCTTCTCTTCCAGCGTCGCGCGCCGGGCTTTCTCGCGGTCTGCCCACGCACGGCCGGGATTGCCGCCCCACAGAAGCCACGCGGTAAGCCATGGGGAATCGGCCGAGTCGCCCTCGGGGCGGGTCTTGTCGTGGCGCGCGAACCATGCCGGGGCCTCGACCGTGAGCCATTCGATGCTCTGCACCTCGCCGGCCGCGATGGAACGAGCCCGGCGAATCGTCTCAGGCTTCAAGCCCTGGCCGCCCTTGCCGTCCTCGTAGAGAGCGACACCGCGACGAGCGGCGGCAGAGACGGCAGCGGTAGGCGTGCGACGAATCGGCATCACGCGCCCCCGCCCGGGGTGGGCATGGCGGGCGCCGCAGGGGTCTGCGGGCGCAGGCCGAGGCCCACCGACCGCTTCTCTTCCGGCGGGGCCAACTCGAGCGCGGCGTGCACCCTGGCGCGCGACTCGGGGCCGATTTGGAGGATGCCGGCCGCATTCAGCGCGGCGAGGCTGCTGAGGTGCGTGACGAAGGCTTCGCTGGCGAGCCCGTCGAAGTGCAGCCGCGGCAGGTCCGCCGCGTCGACCTCGCCGAACCGCCACTTGCAGATGCGCGGGATGAGGCCGGCGTTGACCTCCTCGCCGAGCCAGTCGCACACCGCCTGTGCGCTCTGCCGCGACGCTGCAACCTGCGTCTCGCCGAGCGAGTATGAGCCGCCGCCCTCGCCGGAGCCGAGCAACATCCATTGCATCGCCACGAGCTCGTAAATCGAGCGCGAGATGTCGGCGAGCACGGCATTGATGCGCGAAACGTCGTAGTCGGCGCCGAAGATGCTCACGTCCCACCCGGGCGGCGGGACGAGGTATGCGCGGTCACTCGACGCGTAGTCCGAGAGCATCGTCGCGATGTCGTCGGCGTCTTTCACAGCCTGCGGGCCGAGGCGCGCGGCCGTGTCGGCGTCCACCTTCGCAACCGGGGTGCCGACGGCGAACCGCTGGACGCCCACGATTCGAAGCTGCGCGGCTGCGGCATGGTCAACGGCGAGGGTCGCGGCCGGGCGAAGGATGCCGATGCCGCTGAAGTCGGAGCGCGAGACGGGCCGCCACGTCAGGCGGAACAGTTGCGACGCTGGAATCTCGACACCGCGCCCGTAACCGGACAACGGCTGCTGAACACACCCGGCAAGCTCTTCATCCTCGCCCATCAGCCACCACGCGATTGACGCGGGGTCGCGGTACTTGAGAACGGTGTACCACTCGCCGCCGTGTTCCTCTGCGATGGTCTCCCACACGCCAAAGCCGTACTCAACGGAGCCCAGCAGCTCGCCCCACAGAGACGACCACCGCACGCCGGTCAGGCTCGCAGCGCCAATGCCGAGGCAGGCTTTGACGTGCTCGGCGTAGGCCATCGCGCTCGGCGTTGGCTCGGCGCCCTCGACCTTGCCCGGCTCGATTCGCGGCGTTGGCACGCGCATCAAGTCGCGCCACATGCCCAGTGCCACGTAGACGGGCGGGCA